CTGTTGATATTCTGCACCTGATTCAACAATTTTTAAACTTTGTATTCTTCCTATTTCTGTTCCATAAGTAAAGATTGAAGCACCTGATCCGTTTGTGTCATCAACTGTAACAATAGGCAAAGATAGGTAGTTATTACCAGCATTAATAATTCTAATGTCTGTAATATCACCTGAACCTGTGCCACTTTCTTGTACGATTTTATTTCCTGTATATGGATCGCTTCTTGTAGTTTCATCTTCTAAAACTAAATGATCTTCTTCAGTAGATGTAGATTCTTCTTGTGTAAAACCACCATTAACAACGGAAACTTTAGCACTTGCTGAACCACCGCCTGTTCCTGTATTATCAAATACAATGTCGTCACCGATCTCATAACCAGAACCACCATCGTCAACGTAAAAATTTGTTAAACTACCTCGTCCAATAGCGTCAACATTTATAATCGCACCTACTCCTCCACCTGTAATTGATACAGTTTCTCCTTCGTTATATAAAGAACCATCATTTGTTAGAGTTGTTGAGTTTGGAATACCTGTAATAGTTGCTTTTATAAAAATATCGTCTTCGTTTGTTTCAGTACCTCTAATTACTTCACTTGTTTGAAAAGTACCTAATATAGTATCTTCATTTAAAATAAATTCAGTAACTACATTTTCTCCTACTTGAAATTTAAAAACATTTTCAATAATGGCTGTAGCACCAGAAGTTTCACCTGTTATTGTTCTACCGACTAAACGAGCAGTATCTCCTGTTAATAATTGAGCATTTGATTGTATTGCTCTCATTATTAATTGAGTATCCCATTTACCGTCGGATGCTCTTAAAATATTTTCTCTAGGATAAATCGTTTCTGAATCTTCATTAAATAATAATCTAAAAAATAATTCGTGTCCTCGACTTGTACCTTTTGCTCGATACAATGATTTTATATTTTTAATTAATTTTCTTTTATCTACAGAATTATTTAAATTTTCAGGTATAGAATTTAAAAATTCATTTCTAAACTTTGTTAAAAAATTAGAGATAACTTTATCAGGATCTCTAAAGTTTAAAAGTTGTTGTATCGTTTGTACTGGATTTGGTTTGTAACTATTGATAATAGCACTTGCGTTAGATGAACTACCTAAAATAGTTTCACCATCTTTAAATTTATTTTGAGCAGATATAAACAAACGTCTATTATCTAAATCTTCAGCTATAACAGTTGCTGTTGCGTTTGAAGTTTGACCTGTAATCGTTTCACCTCTTGTAAATTTACCGAAGGCAGAACTTTCTAAAATTATTTTATCACCAGCATCTTCTTGTGTTTTTTCAGAAGTGATTTTTGAACCATCTAAAATTAATCCATTCTGTTGTGCTGTTTCTGTTTCTAATTGAATGCCGTCTGTTGTTTGAACCGAAGTTACACCTAACTCGGCTGATTCCATAAACGTATAATATGTTTTTAAAAATTGTAAAAATTTAGGATGCTGCTCTACAACAAAGTCAGGAGCCTGACTATTAATCAGATTGGATATTTTATCCGTAAACTTTGCCATTTTTAAATGTAACTAGGTGTTGTTGTGTATCCTACACCAGCGTCAGCAGAGCCACCCACAAAGGTGTCAGCTGTTACTGATATACTAGAATTTGCTGTATCTATTTCTAAAATTTGATCTCTTACAGGAACAATATCATTTGAAGCAGGTTCTACAGTGACTTCAATAACAGTAGATGAAGCACCTCTTATATTTTCAACACTTGAAATATTTAAAGAGTTGATTGTAATTTGACCTGTAGCATAGTTAACCGTACCTTGTGTATTATTAACATATGTTCTAACAGAACCTACAAAATAATATCTTCTAATATTACCTGATCCATCATCATCAAGGTAATAAACATTTGTTGTATCGCCTTCAACTTTAAATCCTGAAGTTGTTATTACACCACCTGTTCCTGATTTATGACCTGTATGTGGATTGTAAATACCGTTTCTAAAATAAATGTCATATCTTGTTGATGAACTTAAAGTTGGTGTAAATGTTTTTCTAATTTTTAATGTTGTTACGTTTGATAATAAAGATGTATCTGTGTCATCTATATTTTTTATAACTTTTGAATGTCTAAACACACTGTCAAATTTTTGTAATGTATCTGTATTGTAGTTATCTAATGTTGTGATTATATCTGATTTTAAAGTGTCTGCTGTTTTTGTCGTTGCTCTTTCATCATATTTAGCATTAACTGTTAATAATATTTTTGTAATTTCAGGATCAACTATTACAGGTCTCACTGAAGCAACATTATATTTTTGTAATTGTGATACTATATCTAGCTTTGTTGCGTTTGTTAAAGTAGAACCTGAAGCAGGATATATAGCAATTTTAACTTGACCATAAACTGGTGTTTCGTCATCTTCGCCGCCCCAAGCAGAAACAGATTGAGTATTTGGATAAATTGATTGTACTAAAGTTTCATAATCACCTGTAGTAACAGCTCTATCTTGTGATGAATATTGTAAAGGTGCGTTATATCGTATTGACTCTTTTGTTTGAGGTTCAGCACCACCTTGAGCAGACGAATTAGTTGTAATAGTTACATCTGTAAATCCATCAATGTTACCTGAAAGTGTAAATGTAGAAGCACCGTTGGCTGCATCTTTATTTGTAACAATATATTCTAAAATAACAATATTACCATCTTCAACATTTTTTCCTAATACATTATCACCAAAATAAACTTCAAATTTTTCTTCATCACTTTCTTGTAAAAAATAAACTTTTGAAGTTGAATCAATAGAAGTTAATCCTGTAACTTTTGTATAAGTTGATGTTGTTGTATCTGAAGCAGAATTTTGAACTTTTACTTTTAAAGTTGTTGTATCTGCTAATTCACTAGGTATAAGAAATCTTTGGTCAGGATCAGCACTGTCAACTGTATATCTGTAAGTTACTAAAGTACCTTCATAAATGGATACATTTGAAAAATTATAAACGCCGTCTGCTGGCGTAATTGTAATATCTGTATTAGTTACAAACTGATATGAAGTTCCTTCTACTGAAGATGTAAAAACTGTTCCTTTATCCATAGTGATAGAAGCACCTGAAGCATTATTAATTCTTATATCAATATTGGCAATAGGAGCTTTAGCAGATGATGGAGTATATCCTAACATCTTAGCAAGTGAAACAATATTTTTTCTTACGTCTGCTGAATCTAGGTACATTTCGTTTGCCAACATATTGGCATTGAAACCTAGGTAGTGTGTATTGTAAGCAAGTAAATCTAATAAAACTGAAAAACCTGAACCTTCAAAATTATAATCTGAAAATTCTGGTTGACTTTGTAAAAATGTTTTTAAATTGGTTTTTATATTATCAAAATCTAAATCTGATACATTTAATTTATTACTTGCCATTTTATCTTAATCTTTCTAAAAAAGTTTCTACAGTTACCGGTTCTGGTGAACCAACTACATAAAAACTAATTCTTAAATTGTAAGCGTTTCTATCTAAATCTGGTCGAGCAAGTATTTGAGTTACATTTGCTCTTGGTTCAAAATTTTTTAATACTTCACCTACTTGTCTTTGTAAGTTTAAAGCAGTTAATGGTGTTACTGGTTCAAATAACATAGAACGAACATTTCCACCAATCTCTGGATGAAATGGTCTTTCAAAGTGATTAGTTTGAATTAAGTTTCTAACACTTCGTTTTACTGCTTCAACATCTGTTAATTTATTTACATCACTTGTCGTTGTGTTACGACCAAAGTCTAAATCTAAATCTTTATAGATTCGATTTACTCTTTTTGAATTATTTGTGTTTGAAGCGTCAAAGTTTGCCATAACACTAATATTTATACACTATCCAGCAAAGACATTAGGAGAACCTTCAGCCACACTAGTACAACCTGATATAGCGTCACCAACTCTGCCACAACCTTTGCCGTTGATAAAAACAGTAGTTGAACCTACAGCTATAGGTGCTGAATGAGATGGACAAGGAGCTGGTGGTAGTAAATGACCTGTGTTATTATCGCCTTGACGTGACACACCAATACCATTTACAAAAACATTACTGGAACCTTGAGCTCTGGTCATTCCTGAACAATGAGCTACATCTGCATCACCTATTCTAGTTACCGCTGGCACGTGACATTAACTCCTTTAAATAATCATCAAACTTTGACATTTGATCGTGTTGTTCTTCGGTGTGAGGTTCAGGTGGATATTCAGGTTTAAATGATATTAAGTGTTCAAAACTATTTGGTATATCATTATAGTTTTGATATTTCTCTAATTTGCCATTTTTTCTAATGACAAACTCACCTGTTAACATTAAACTCGTCCTTGACCAATATATGCTTTAAAACTTCTTTTAAAAGACTTGTTAGGACTTTTTGAATGTCTGCCTCTTCTTTTTTTTCTAGTAGAACCTCTAAAATTTGAAACTCCTAGTGATGATTTTTTAGCCATCTTTATGCTCCGTTAAATGAATCATAGTCCATTGAGTTAACTTTTTCTTTTTTTTCGTGTCGGCAGTTTCCACAACACTCAATTTTGTATTTTTCACCAAATTCGTTTGTTACTTCTTGTTTACACTTGCCTCCACAATGGCAATCGTGTCCACAATTCTGACAATTACTCATTTTTACCTCTTTTCTACTATTTATCTTAAAAATTACAACTTACGTGAGCACTCGGTGTTCCGTTTTCAATCATTTTTCTTAATTTTTGTGTTGAACTATCATTTTTTTCGTCTGATTCGCTATTTTTTTGTGATTCGATCTCAATTTTAGGCAAAAATTTACATTCCTTAACATTTTTTACACAGGAAGAGAACAAAACAAGAACAAATACACTAAAAAGTGTAATTTTTAACGATTTTTTTGACATTTTTTTGAATTTTTTGCTTTACAATCGCATTTATTTAGTGTATATTAATTATATAACAATGAAAAACAAAGGAAAAAACACTATGACTAACTTTTTTGCGATAACATCTATTTTATCAGCAATTTTGGCTGTTGGTTCAATCGAAGATTGTGCTGGGGCTTGTATCGGTAATGAAAATTGGACAGCATTTTTTATTTGCTTGACAATTATGATTATCTGTGGTATAATGACTATATTAACTATGAAGAAAGGACAATAAACACTATGAATATAGAAAACTTTAATAAGATGATGACAACAATGACTATTAAAGATTTGAACAATATGAAATCTTTAATTGATACTATGATTAAAAATAAAGTTAAAGATACTATGACAGTTGGTACTAAAGTTTTTGTAGTACAAAAAACTAAAAAAACACCAGGTGTAATTACTAAAATTATGAATAGTAAATGTTTAGTAGACCTAATGGGTAGAATTTATAGAGTACCAATGACTATGTTGGAGGTACAATAATGATAAAAGTTGAAAAAACTGCTAACACACTAGACGAAGGAATTAAAAACTTGATGGCTGGTGCTAAACAAGACTATGTAAGAATGTCTACCTCTGGTGGCAAAGAACTTACTGGTTATTCAAAAGAACAAGTTGATAATTGGGATAACAAAACAAAAGTTACACAAGGTAAAAAATATATTAAAGTTGTACAAGACACTGGTGTTTTTTGTTTTATTGCTAAAGAAGACTTTAAACATTTTAAAAAAGGTGATATATTAAAGGCAGCTGGTTGGAATGCTCCTGCTTTAAACTCACCAAGAGGAAATGTGTTAACAGGTAACTATCCAATTCAATGGACAGGACCATTATATTTAAAATAGGAGGTACATTATGACAAATGAACAATTAAGAAAAGAAATTTTAGAAGTGGCAAGAAAAGTAGGTGCTACAGAATCAGTTATTGTTTGTGGTTCATTATTTTGTAAATTCAATAAAAATATTCACAACGTAATGGCAAATAATCTTAAAACTGTTTTACAAAAGTTTTTTGATAAAAAGAAACCAAATGATACGTTGGTTAAAATGTCAGGTGCTTTACCTGATTATGAATATGCCTACGACTTTATGCCTGTTGTAGATTTTAGATTAAACGAATATGGAATATAGTTATGATGTATGCTGATAAAATTATGAATACTGATTATTATAAAAAATTAAAAAGGACGGCTAATCAAATTGCTAAAAAATATAAAGGTCATCCTAATGAAAGAGGTATAGCCAAAGGCATACCAATGAAGTATCTACCATTGTTTAAACAATTTTCTAAAAAAGTAAAACCTTTAAGAATTAGATATAGAGGAAAATCAAAACCTAATTATAGAAGACCTGTTGATTATGTACATATGGCTTATGCCGATAGTTTTGCGATTTACAGGCGATAGAATTTAGAGTTACCCTATAAAGGGTTGTTTTTCCCACCGTAACTGCTCCTTTTGTTTTGTTAACTATAGTTACGGTGGGTTTTTATTATCCGACAGTTTTGTGATTTATTAAAGAAATGATTTTTTAAGTGAGGAGTGAGTTATGTGTGGAGGAACTCACTCCTCGTAAAGAGAGATAAACTCTCTTTGTGGTGTGGTATAGTTATTTATACAACTTCTACCAGTTGTTTGTGGATTTAATTACGTTATGTGCTAACACTTTACCTTTGTTGGTTCCGTGTTTTACAACATAACCAGATGTTCCATTTCCATTTATATCAACTTCTTGTCTAGCACCAAATAACACTTTTGTTTTTTGTGACAAAGTTTGTGCTTTGTGACGCATTTTGAATAAATGGGTGAATCTATCTAGCATACACCCTCCTTATAGTTAAGTTAGGTGCGTTTCTTCGGCGATTGCCTACTTCCGTCCCAAAATGGGATAAACGATATAATTATTTATATAACCAAGGATAGGTAAAGGCAGTTACTAAATGAATTGTTTTATGGACATTCTTCCAGGCACATTCTATCCACTCACATTCATAATCATATTCCTGAAAGTTACCTGCGTTATAGTCTGTGTGTGTCATACAGTTTATTTATATGACACACCAGAATTATATTATTTAACTTGTGTAATTGCCTCTTGTGGATTAGCAAGGGGTACTAAACCTATATCAGTTAAGTAACCTCTTTTACCTACGGCTTTTTTAGAAGTGAACTCTTTAATGTATTCATCAATACCAGGTATCACACCTTTGTGTTGATTTTTTACATAAAAGAATAATGGTCGACTAATTG